TACGGTTTCTTCGGCAGGAGCTTCAGCAACAACTTCTTCAGTTGCAACTTCTTCAACGGTCTCTTCTACTACTGTATTATCTTCTGACACGTTGTTCTCCTCCTCTATATTGTTTTTAACAATTGACTCGTTATTGTCAATCGCTGTTTCAAGCGTTTCGCTTGAAGTTTCTGGGGTTTCGGAAACATCTTCAGATTTAGCAAGGTCCGTGGAACCAATAAACTTGTTTAAAATTGATTTAACTGTCATAGCTTTTTCTGTATCCTTTGTCTCAACAAAACCAATATTTTTCATACTGACTTCACATGATGGGCAACTTGAATCATCAACTTCTGAAAGTCTGACGATACCGTCATTCTCACACCAGTAGACATTTTCAAGGTCTGCTTTTGCAATTATACCATCCGTTTGTTCATCTTTGTTAACTTTCTGAATTGACACCACGTTTGCAAATTGATTTGCTGGATTGTCTACCAAAGATAATTCATTAAGTTCATAATCTTTAACAACTCTAATTGTCTTAGCAACATTTTCATCATAAGCATTTTCTGAATCTTTAATTATTCCGCCGATTGAAAAACCTGAAAGAGTGCCATCAAGTACCTTTTCCCAGGTATCTTGAGCACCTTTAGAAATGTACGCATCTACATAAACACCATTATAGAGTTTATCTGTAGACTTATCAAAAAACTTTTCTTGTCTAAAATTAACAACTTTGCCAACTGCAATAGCTTGATGCATTTCTCTTAAATTACCACGGAATGTTTCAAAAGCTTTTATACTAACATCTGTAGGAACAATGTCTGCTTGCTTGTCAAGGTTATCAAGCGTAGCAAATCCAGAAACGATTCTACGCTCTACATCTACTTTAGCGATTGGCATAGATAACTTGATATCATCGTTATCTGAAGTCCAATAAGCCTTGCTTAAATTAGTCATGTTAATCCTATTATATATGTATTTTTTATATGTTTATAATATTGTTATATTATACTACAGATCTTCCTTCGCCACCAGGATTTCTTCCTGTTGTGGTTGCAGATGAATCTGAAGCCTGATCAGTTCTTTGCTGATCTCTTTGTCTTGTACCAGCCATTTGAGCATTTTGCTCTGCACGTTGTTGAGGGGTCATAACTACTGGAGTATCTCCTTGTGGAACTACTGGGAGTCCAAGTCTTGGTCTAATATCATTTGGAACAACAACTTGTGCTCTTAGATATCTTTCATCAATTTGACTTTGAGTATTTTCATCAGTCAAAGTTAGCTCATTAAACTTTAATAAAAGAATGTCTGTCTTTTCTTTAATAAGTTTATTAATTGTTTTCTCTAAATTCTTTTGAGCTGGTCTTGCTACTTGTTCTTTAAATGTTCTGTCAGATACAAGTGCAGATGCGATTGAACTACCAGGATCTGAACCAACTTTTGAAATTGGAACCTGATGTGCCATAAGAATATCGTGAACATTTGAAGTCCTGTACTTATCAAATGATCCTTCTTGAATTCCATTTTCAACTGGCTCCATCTTAAATTCAACCTTGTTATCTGCAGCATCTCCAGGAAGTGGGATGTAAAGAGTTCTATGGTTTTGTCCACGAAGACCAGATTGTAAGAATCTAAATAGTTTATCTTCTGCTTCTGAACTTAACTTTGCACCCTTTAGAGTAACAATGTATCTTGGGACAGCCTTGTTTTCAAAATAGTCAATATTATATCTTGCAGCAAGTTGATCTCCAACTACTGAAGTTGCAGCAGACACAACATCTGGAACACCATAATATGTATTCTTTGGGCTGTATTTTTTAATATGAATAAGTTCATTTGGTCTTTGATCTGTTGTAACTGGATTTACTGTTTTTTTATCTTGAAAGTTTTTAAAGAAAACAACTCTTTGATTTACAATCTGAACATAACCATCACGCATACGTCTTACACGAACTGTTGTTGCAGGAATGTGACCAATGTATCCAATCTCTCCAGTATTCTTTCTTCCAATTTCAATATACCCATTTCCAGTTGCCTCATAGTCTGTCATTGCTTTTTCAAGGACATGGGTAAAAGTATCTTCATCATTCAATTCTTCAAGCCAATTTGCAAGCTCAGACTTTGCTCTTTCAACTTTTCTTTGTGCTCTGACTCTTTGATCAACATTTTCAATTTCTTCAATTCTAGCTTTAACGATGTCAGACATTATAAAACCATATCCAAGACCAACTGTATTTGCAACCTTTGCATTAATTGCAGCATGGTTTGCAAAAGAATTATCAAAAAAGAATGCCAACTCATCAAGATTGTAGGGTGGTAGAACAACATCAAAAAGACCATAGGCTGTGGTTATATCTTGTTCTGGAAATAGCTGCTTAGACTTTGCACCGTCTTGACCAGTATAAGCCTTGCTCATTCTTGTAATTCTACGTTTAAAGTTTGCATCTATACCGTCAAAACTTTTTACAAGTTCTGCTTCAGTCATAAAATCATCTGTTTTATTTGCAGATGGTTTATTCTTGTCTAGATTGTCAATTCTAGCAATAACTTCATCATTCATCTCCATGTTGTTGCAACCCCTTTGCAGCATCAGCAAAAGCACCAGTGTCGAATTCACTTGGTATGTAGCCCTGCTTCATTCTGTCAATCTGAACAGAATGCTCTTCATCAGTAATCCTTGTGACTCCTGCCATAAACTTTGCTTCTCCTGGACCAGCACCATAGTGTGCTGCAGCTTGAGTAATTCTATTAATAGCAGTTATATCATATTTTCTGGCTGGAATATTCATAAAACTTCCATCGCCATCTCCAAATATTTTTCCTGTTTCTGTTTTCCAAACATATATACCGTATTCAGCATCGTTTTCTACAACTCTTACTTTTGGTTTGTTTGGCAATTTTTGCAATCCATCTAGATAATCCATGACAATATTGTACCACAAATTATGATTTAAACCAAATATTCGTCCCAAGTGATGTCATTTATTATTACAATAGAGTCTTGAGTAACATTAACCACGCTGTTATCATTAGCAATTCCAGAAGAAAGACCAGCATAGGTATTAAAAACTTCTTCTCCATTCAAAGAAAGAACGGTAACTTCCAAGGACTGTTCATCTAAAACTTGGGTCCATGTTGCAGATCCAGACCAGTAGTTCCAAAGTTGATCATCAACAACATTCCATTCATCGTAAACAAGCAACCCTTGCTTAATAGGATTTAATTCCATAAAGCTTGCAACATTGTCTACTTTTACTCCAGAATATATTTCAATCTCACCAATAATTCCATTTAAAGGTATTGAGTTTTCTTGCAAAGATATGGCAATATAGTTCCAAGAAAGTGGTTCAATTACGACACTGTTAACAAGCTTTCCATTTAAAAAGAATTTTGCAGTAGTAAACTCTGTGCCATTAATAGAATCAAAAATTCTAAAGAAAGCTCTTTTACCATCATCTTCAGGATCTAAAACTATATCATAAGAGTTATTGGAACTAAATATTTTACCAATCTTTCTTCTTTCAATAAATAATTTAGACCTGTTATACATTAAAAACATTTGTAATCCAACAACTTCTTGATCATTTTTTAAAGTTTGATTTATTGGAATAGCAACTCCTTTTATTAAATTTTCATCTACATCTGGCAAAATTTCTATTCCAGAATCTCCAGCTAAATATAAATATGGGGAAGATTCAGTATCAATGATTACTGGAGTTTTTCTTTTATAGACATACTGATCTTCATTTTTAACTATTGGATAGAACTTTCCTGTAGCAGGTGTATTAATTGAATAAAATTGACCCTCGTCAAAAGACAGTGAAGCAAATCCCATATTTTTAATCTTTACATTTTCTGTATTTACTCCTTTAGAAGAAATTTCAATATGAACAGTTATGTAGTAATTGGTAAAACCAGATACATCTTTTGGAGGGTAAATAATAGTTCTATCATTAATCTTATATTTTGTATCTTCTGAAGAAGTAATCTCTCCTAAATCTAAAATTTTATTCATTCCAATGTTTTCTATATTTGTAAATTGAGTATAAACTACTTGTCCAAGCTCAGAAATATTTTGCAATGTTACATAAACTTTTGTTGACAAAGAATCCTCATAGTTTGAAGACGTTACATTGTAATTTGAAAAAATTGAACTTGGTGTGTCAATATTAAACTGTATTAAATCCAAGTCGTACTTCAATTCACCATTAGCCTGAGTAATGTACTTTCCAAAATACGACAAGGGTATTGAGTTTTCCCAATATCCTGCAGCTCCCACATCTAAAACTATTGAAGTGTTTGTTGTTTTTGGTAACAAGGTATAGGATCCAACATACTCATACAAGTCTTCGTTAAAGTTTTTAATTGCTATTCCAGACGAGTTAAATATTTGATAACCATCTTTATCTGTAAAGAAATCATTGTTTATTGTTAAAGAAAATATTTTTCCAAGGAATGTTTCTTGTTGATTACCTGCAAAATTTAAAGAAAGGGTTTCTGGTCTTGAAAAGAAAGATCCAACAGTTGAATAATATTCTTGTTCAATTTTATTAAAGTCAATACCAACTGCAAAAAAAGAATTTATGCCAACAGAGGCTGAGTTTAAAATAGTTTCATTGTAAATATATTGAATACTTCCAGAGTTTATTGCTACTTCAAAGATATTAGAGTCAGAACTGTTTGAAATATAAATCAGAGACTGCCTAGTTGAAACATCGCTTGAAGACTTAAGTATTGAATGCAAAGACCTTGTTTGATAACTTGTTTGATTTAGTTTTGAAAAATAAATTGTTCCATAGGATCCATTTGTTGCATAATAATTATTTGGATCCATTGAAATATATGGGTAGTCTTCATCTTGAATTATATAATTTTCTTCATAAAATCCTGAAGTAATTAAAGATTTTTGACTGTCTGTTAATGTTGAAACATTGTTAAATATAATTTCTGGTAATTTATATTCTGGCAACGTAATGCCTTTATCATTAGCCACAAGGTTATTGTAAAATCCATCATTCCACTTGCTTCTATCTGGGTATCTAATTGTAGAACTATATCCAGAAAATGGAAAATCTACATAAGACAATGTTCCATTTTTTGATGCAATAATATTTTCTTGCTCTTGAACTCCTTGACCAAAAACGTATCTCTTTTTTGCAACTTGCTCTGCAACTACATAGGGGAATATTGAAAAAGAATCTAGTTCAAAAAGATAGATAAATTCATTTGTAAAAAATCCTAAATAGTCTTCATTTTCTGGTGGGAAAGTTCCAATTTCTAATGATTCAATTGTAATTGATATTACTTTTTCTCCATTTATCATTAAGAAAATTTCATTTGGACTTTGACAAAAATGAACCAACATTGGTCTATACCATTTTCCAATAAAATAAGACTTAGTGTATTTTCCAACATTTACAGTTATAAAATCTCTATCAACATAGATTCCGTCTTCTGATGAAAGTGGTCCAAAGATTCTTCTTCTTGTAGTTGTTTCAGGATTAATTCTTAGCCAAAATTCTGTTGTAAGTGTTTTATTATATCCATACTGGTTTAAAAATCCTTTACCAGGAAATACAAGTGAGGGGAAGTTATAGTATTGATCAGAATCTAAATAAGCAGTAGAGCCAGAATTTGTAAGATACTCTGCATATCCTGAAGAAGATGAAACAATGCTTAATGCATCTTTATTTAATTTAATATTTCCAGAAGATCCATAGACCATTGGCACACCAGAAAGGTTTGCAAAGAGTGAGGTATTTAAACACAAAACATATCCATCGTTTGAAGAATCGTTAAAACCATAGGGGTCTAAAACTACGCTATTTATTGACTGGGGAAAATCTATTAAAGATAAAACGCTATTTGGCAATGCGGTTAAAGATGCACTAGAAATTCCAGTACTTACTGAGTTATAAGGCTCAGACCATTGTCCAAGAGAGACCCCGTTAAAATAAATAGAAGACTCTTCTTCATTAGCATCAACATCTGGATCAAACACAACTCTTATAAAAGGAGAAAAGCTTTCTCCAACTGTAGGTTCTGTATGAGAAATTTTTTCCCAGTTATTTGTTTTTAAAAATGAATATCTTGTATATGATTCCTCTCCATCTAAAACAAATCCTATATCTGCATAAAAAATAAAACTTTGTTCAGGAATGTAGATATAGTTGGATAAACAGACGCTACCCTTATTTGGGTCAAACTCTAGGGAGGATACAGAAGATGATAAAGATACTGTAAATTCTATTGTTGCTGCAGATGCTGTAGCAAGATATATTTTATTTACATTTAAGTCCTTATTTACATTTAAGTCATCAAAAGGATATCCAGAAAGTGTGAACACGGATGCAGAACTAACAGCATTATCAAAATCCCAATAAGAACTAGTTATTTGCTTTTCTTCTTGTGAAATTAAAGAAACAAAATAATTTGGCTCATCCATAGCCCACAAAGCCACTGGATGCTCTGCATAGACTCTTGAAGCATAAAGATTTGAACTTGTGTAGGACATAGATTACCTCTATCCTATTTTATCATAGAGCTTAGCTTGTAATATCTACAATTTCACAAGATCCAGCTACACAACTTAATTCTTGACTACCAGTTGTACCATCGGTTGTTTCATATAAAGAAAGCATTTCCCACTTAATTGAATCTGGCATCTTGTTTAAATATGATTCATATTCTTCTTTAGAAATCTCTTGATATGGAGCTTGCTTATAAGAATGCTCTGTTGATGGAAGAAAAGATACTCCACCAATTGAATCAAAGTTATCAAATACCCAAGCACCAACACGCATCCATTCATCCTCTTCAACATTAACAGTAACACTTGGATTATGCTCTGTCCAATGAGTTCTGTATGTTTTCCACATTTCAAGATGATCAATTGCAGTTAAGTCTTTAGTAAGAACTGCATTCTTTGGAGCCTTAATTGGAAAATAAAATACAGTTGTAAGTTCTGGCTTCATTACATCTGGTTCAAATGGAATTCCAGAATCCTTTAGGAATTGTGTTAGGGGATCTTTATTATCTGCTCTAACACTTCTAATGTAATATTCTGAATACCACGGATGAATTCCAGAAGATACCCCTGTGAGCTGTGAGACTGTTCCTGAGGGCTTTACACAGGTAATTGATACTGATGGGTTAATGTTTAAAGACTTAGCCTCTTTATCATTTACTGAAACAGATAGATCTCTCATCTCATCAAGAAGTGATTCAAGAGCCTTCCCATTTGTAGCAGTAATTTTATTTCCATAGATACCTGTCAAAGATACGCCAAGAAGTCTTTCTTCTTCACAATTGTCTTTCCAAGTTTTTCTAATGTACTTAAAATTAGTTAAAGTTGATTGCCAAGTTCCAAGAATTGTCGCAAGTCTAACTTTTTCAAGAAGAGTTTCTTTTGTATCAGCTGAATCAATTACAACTTCAGTTAAATTACAAAACTCATTTGGACGAAGAAGAATCTCTCCACAAGGATTTGTACCACCAACAAGACTTGAGTCTCTACGACCAAACTTATCAATGTGCTTACGAACAGAATCAATATTATAAATTCCACGTTCGCCAGACTTTGATTCATACAGATTTCTCCACTCACGAAGGAACTGTGCAGTATTTGGCTTTGAATTATATACAGCAGAATTGTTTGCCAATGCTCTTTGACCATTGCCTTCCCACCATTGACCACTCTTTGCTTTTGCCATTTCAAAATCGTCTAGATTAGAAAGTGAAATCAAAGCACTTCTACGAACTCCTCCAACAACAACAACTTCTCCAATCTTACACATTAGGTCGTGTGCCTCAATTGACTTTAATCGTCTTCCTGATGCAAACTTAAATGTTTCAATTGTAAAATTAAACAAATCTACCAAAGGAGCTGGACCAGATGCTCTTCCACCAAACACTTTTAGTCTTGCTCCAGCAGGACGAACCTTTGATACATCCCAGTTTGGAATTTGACCTTGACAAAGAAGTGCAATCAACTCTTTGTAAGCTTTTGCCCATCCAAGTTTTGAATCGTCAACAACAATTGTTGTATCTGTTTGAAAGAATGATTCTGAAATAATTGGTAGTTGATTAATATATTTTTGTTCAACACTAAAACCAACTCCAGTTCCGTTCATAAGGATGTACATAGCCTCATCAAAGGCTCTAGGATTGTCTACAGCGATGAACGAGCAATTGTAGGCTGCAATGTGGTCTCTTTCTAAAGCAGGTCCAGCGGTCATCAGTGCCCTCATAGATGGCATTATGTGATGATGCAAGATTGCTTCTCTAACTTCATTAAAAACTTTTGCATTTGGACTATAGCCGTGATTTAGTACAAGATGGTCTCGCATAAAGTTACAATATCTGTCAACTGTTTCCTCCCACGTTTCTCTACGGTTTTCGCTTTCAATCCAACGAGCGTACCTTGAAATATGAATAAAATTGCGATATGGATCTGTTATAGATCCGTTGGAGTCAATAAATGACATTGTGTAACACGTCCTTCTGATAAAATGGGAATAGTTATATTCTACACGAGTATTCAAGGAGAAGCAAATGGAGTTAACAATTCAAGAAGTAAATCTTTACAACAACTTAGTTAAAGATAAAAAAGCATTACAAATTCTTTGTCCATTTAACGAAAATGAAGAATTTCCAGATATGGTAATTAGCAGAATGGATAGTAGTGATAAAGTTTATTTTTATTGCTTATCTTGTCAAGCATCTTTTTATCCAGGAATTAACACGGTTGAAAAAATTAAAGGATATATTTCTTTATCTATCTCTTAAATAAAATTCTTGAGTTGTTTGTTGACTCTTGAATATATTTTTTATTAGTGAAACTTTTATCCCCTGGTTTTTTAATTTTATCTTTAACTGAAAATGTATCAAATACTGTTCCAGGAGCAAAGTAAGAAACAATTCCTTGACCAATTACTAAAGCATAAATTTCATCATCTATTTCTACTGAGTCATTTGTTAAGTTAATACAAAGTGTAGGACATTTAAAATCTATCTCGTATTCATCTCTTGGAATAGATCTTTTAGAAACTGGTCTAGTTTTAATTTCAGCTTTTGAACACTGGTAATAAATTTTATCTGCAAGCTCTTGCATATTTTCAGTATTATTATAAAAGTAAGCATTAAATCTTTGTTCTGCTGGATATTCTGGAATAAACAAACTAATGCATATATCAGCGTTTTGTTCGTGAACAGCTAAATTATGAACAGTTTCTTGTCTAATATATTTCTTTAAAAAATCTTTAACTAATTTAGAATCTTCATCATTTTTAATATATACTTTAGCCATACATATATTATAACGCAAGAATTTTTCTACAAACTTCATCCCAGTCATATCCTCTTTGCTTCATAGAGAACTGTTCTGTTACAAGTTCAAAGTTTTTAGTTCTTTCTTCAAGTCTTACTTTTGGATCAAGGAGCTCTGCCATATGACCAACCCATTCATCTGGAGTGTTTGCAATTCTTCCAACACCAGCATCTGCAAATAATTGATATTCTGGAAGTCCTCCAGATGATATAAAAGGAATTCCTGCTGCTGCATTTTCTAAACCTTTTAGATATGACTTTGCATGATTAAATTCAACATTTCTTAATGGAACAATTCCAACATCCATTTTTCTATATAGTTCTGGAACTCCTAGCATTGTTTTCATTGGTTCAAATGTGCAAAGCTTTTTATCAATACCTATTTGATCAGATGCTTGAGGAGCATTAATAATATTTCCAGCATGATGAAATTTTAAATGTTTTTTCTTTAAGAAATCTCCAAAGAATGGTTTTAAAGTTTCTAAATCTCCAGATCTCCAGGGAGTTGCCCCTACCCAACCGAAGACTGGAAGCCAACCTTTGTGATCTTTTCTCATCTTCCATCTTTCAATATCTATACCATTTCTAACCATAAACACTGGCTTTCCTGGATATTTCTTTTCATAGAAATCTTTTAAAAATGGGGTAGATGTTATTAATGCATCTGCTTGTTCAATAATTGCAATATAATGATCTCTATTATTATTTGGATTTGCATCTGGATGAGTTGTTTTATAAGCAAGATTAGATTCTTCAAGACCTTCCATATGATCATCAATATCAACAACTATCTTTTGACCAAATTCTCTTGCCTGTCTTACTTGGTCAACACATCTTTCTAGCATGATAAGCTTTAATACAACAATATCCCAGCCGTGAATGGCTTTTTCATCTGGAATTAAAATTCCAAATCCGTGATCTGGATTAAATCCTGGAAGTCCAATTCCAGTTTCCCATCCATGCTCCTTCAATTGCTTCATTGGTAAATAACATCTATACCAACCACAGCCATTTGGTTGTAATGGTTTTATACCAAATGTCCAGTCATAAGTTAGAAAAGCAATTGTCGGAGATGGCATGGTTAAACTATTACTTCGATCCTAGACCAAAAGTAGTATCTTTAGGATTGATAAACCTAAACACTACCCATGCTGCAGACGAAACTCCAGCATTTAGAATAGCTTTTACAGTATCTCCATCAAGTGAAAATACGTCTGCACCATTAGCTACAAACTGTGTAAAGATTGCAATAATAAATGCATTTAGTGCGGATTGTAGAATTTTCTTATCTAGTACCATGTTAATTCTCCTGTCTATAGTACTTAATAAAAGTATATATTAAAAACAATGAATTGTCAACATTACCAAAGTTCTGTCATTAATGATTTTAATTCTTCTTTTGTTATACCAAGTGCCTCTAGTTTATTTTTAGCAGACTCTTTTCTTGCGTGAGCTTCTTCACAAGAATCAAGTGTTGGAGAAAATCTTACTCCAATTTTTTCTTTATTTTCATAAACTTCCCAAAAGTGCATTGGTGGGAAACATTCTGTTTCATAACCTATATATTTAAAAGTTCTTGCCATTTTTTTCTCCTAGTGTTTAATAATATAGTTTAAAGCCATATAAGGCTGTAGATTTGATGGGGAATCTGAAGCTGGATTCGTGTGTGTGTGACTTCCACCTTCACCACCAGTAGTATTAAATGCTGCAATATCTACAGTATGAGCATGATTATTTGTTCCATGATAATGTGCTGCACCAGTGCTACTGGTTGTTGTAGTTGGTGGATTGTAATTATGAGTGTGAGCGTTTCTGGCAAGAGTATACCCAGTTCCAGAAAGGGCGACAAAACCTATATTTGAATTGGATGCACCAGTACCTTCTTCACCAATATTTAAAGTATGATCATGATTTACATCAGCATTTCCAGTATTTGGAGCAGCATTATTAGTTCCAGTATTGGGAGGATCAATTGAGTGGTTATGAGCAGTGCTTGCACTTGCACTATTTGAAGCTGCATGTTGATGTGTCATTGAGCCACCAGTTTCACCACGAGTATCAAACTGTGTTTGAGCACCATCTATTCCAACTACGACTCTTCCTTTTAAGTTTGGAACATTAAAGTTTGCACCAGATCCGCCAAAAGTATATCCCACGGTTGAAAAAAGATTTGCATAAGTAGTTGTTGAATATGAACCTCCGTCACAAATTAGCCATCCAGTTGGGGCAACTGAAGCAGAGTGTATTGAAATCATTCCAGTTGGAGTATTTGTGTTTATTTGAGTTTGAATGCTAGAAGTAACTCCATCTACATAGTTAAGTTCTGCTGTACTAGCAGTTACACCATCAAGTATATTAAGTTCAGCAGTAGTAGAAGTTACACCGTCAAGAATATTTAATTCTGCTGTTGTTGAAGTTACTCCATCTAGGATATTTATCTCTGCAGTACTAGAAGTAACACCATCCATAATATTTAATTCAGCAGTAGATGCAGTAATACCGTCTATAACATTAAGTTCTGTTGATGTAACAGTAAGTGCAACTCCACCATTAATTGTTCCTCCAGTAATTACTGGACTAGTTAAAGTTTTACCTGTTAGAGTTTCAGTACCAGCAATTGTTGCAAAGTTTGCATCAGAAAGTGCTGTATTAAATTGTGCAAGAGTACCAGTTAATGTATTACTAGTTAAATTAATAGTTTTATTTGTAATAGTTTGAACTGTTCCAGTTCCAACAACTGATTGTCCTGCACCAGTACCATGAACGTCTGAAGTAGCTCCAGTATGACCAGAAATATCTGAATCATTTGCAGTAATTCGGGCATCAAAATCTACAAGATTTGCATGAAGACTTACATCTCCAGTTGCATTTCCATCTTCTGAATTTCCATAATAAAATAGTTCAAATGCATTTTGAATATCTGCAGAATCTGATAGTTCTGGAACATATGTATCAAATGCATTACTATCAAACCCTTTTGTAATACTAATTTTTTCTGCCATTTTATGCACCTACTCCAGCAGTTAAATAAAGATTTACAGTAGTTGCAGATGCTGAAATAAAAGATATAGATCCTGAAGAAAGTTCTGCACCTTTTAATTCTGCAATAAAAGTTTTAACAGCAGGGTCTCCAACATTTACAATATCTTTATTTGAAATAGATATAAAAGCTGGATTATTTAATTCTGCCGTTGCTTGAATAAGAATTGAGTTTGGATCTAGACCTTCTGGGGCACTAGAATAAAAATCTGCTAGGGGTATTGAAATAGATCCAGTTCCAGATGTAAAATTAACTAGTTTTTGAATACTATGAGATATTGGTTGAAATTTTAATACAGCTTGCCAAATAGTTCCACCAGGAACAGCATTTAGTTTATAAATAACCCCATAATTTCCACCAAGTAGTCTATTTATATAAAGATCATTTACTTTTGCATCTACAAGACTTGCTACATTTGCTGCTGCTGTAGGAAGACCAACACCAGAATAGAATTGCGAACCTGCTTCTCCTTGTGGACCAATGTCAACACTTACAGATATTGAAGAAGGTGGTCCAACTACAACCAGTTCATCATTAGATATGATTGTATCTATTGCCATATTAAGTTACCGCCACATCTTGTGTAACACTTATTGTTCCAGTTAAAAGTGTAAATACTTTTCCATAAGATGTTGACAATGGATTTGTATTTTCAATTTGAATATCATATAGGTATGTTGGATTTGTTAGTTGCCTTCCACCATCTGGAAGAATCATACAAGAAACGTGGTCTCCATCTACGACAGTTGCAGATGCACTGGTTATGTCAAGAGAATCTATAACAGATGCAGATGCCCCTCTAGATTCAGCAACTACAAACAATGGGCTATAGTCAGTAAGGTCGTCAAATACTCCACCAGCAGAATTTTTTGGGTATATAAAAAACTCAAAAGTGTCACCAGCATAGTAGCTAAAGTTATATGTACCTGGAAATGCCATAGTTAATCACCTTAAATTATTATACCATGTTAGTTATTATTTGAAAAAAATCATACTACAAATACTGCTTTTTTTTCCAAATATTTTTCTTATACCATCCAATTATCATACTTCTTGGAACCCATAAAGGGACTCTGCTATCTGATTGATCAACTATTTCAGACTTCCAATTTTCTCTTTTAAATGGTATAAGCTGAATTATTGGAGTTCCTTTTTTTATAATACCTTCAAACCCCTCTTTTATTGCAAAAGGAATAGCTCCAGCCCCCAACCCTCCATCAGCGTCAACTACTCCAGATGAGCTAATAAAAGGAAGTTCATAATGATTTAGCGGATGAGTAACTAATAGGCTATATCCCTTTGGAACTACAACTCCAATTTCAAACTTCCATGCCTGAAAAAATTTTGTAAATCCAGGAACCAATGGAATTGAGTCAACTAACTCTAATGACCTTAGTGTTAATGGTGGAACTGGCGATGACCAGGAAAAGTCTGGAAACCCATCTAGCTGTTTCACTATAATGTCACATGGAAGTTCTAAAATGTAACCTGCTTCAAATGCATCTATAAATGGAATACAACCTTTTATCCCCACATTTGTTGAATTGGCTGTAACAACTTTTAAAGATTGTCCACCTAATGTTATTTTTGAATCAAAGTACCATTCTGGAATTTTATCTTTGGCTGGGACTGGAGTTCCTATATAATCAACTTGACTGCCAAAATCTTTGCTCTTCCAGAATAGAATTTTATTTTCTTTGCCAATCACTATTATTTATCCTTCTGTTTTAAATAATCTTTAAAATTTCCTTTAAATACTGAACTTCCTATATGATATGGATTAATTGTTGTATCTATAAATACTTTTCCTCCAAGACTTTTCCACTTTTTACAAAATGAAAAATCTTCAGACAATATTTGATCATCAACAACCATAACTTCAAATGCCATAGCATCATTTCCAGAATTGTATTTTTTACTAATGCTAAACACTTCTTTAGCAACTTTTTTAGATATTTTTAAAAACCCAGTGCCAACATAGTCTACTTCCATAATGTCTTCATCAGTATGTTTTTCAAAACTTACATTGTATCTATTTTCTGTTTTAAGCATTACTGGTGCTCCAATAAAATCTTTATCAGAGTTTACTAGTTTTACTAAATCCTCTGGTTCCCAGGCTTGGTCTGAATCAATTAGTATAAGGTCCTCATAGTCAGAATTTATAAAAATAGACAGAAGCCTATTTCGAGCCAATTCTAGGATAGGTTCGTCAACTATTATGTCCAAGTAGCAATCTATATTGTTCTTATTTAAAAAAATTTGACTTTTAAATATAGAAGATAGGTAGTACGCACTAACCATTGCATTACTTGAAACTGTTCCTATAAATATTTTTTTCATTTTATCTATTAATCGCTGTATTGTAATTAATTTCCCATTCATAGTCTCCAAGACCGTGAATTCTTTGATACCTTCTTAGTGCAATTATGCTATCAATAATTCCTTTTCTATAATCGTCACTCATTTTTTCTCCTCTATACCTTCCAGTTGTAGCTAAGTCCAAAAGGTCGTATAGTGGGGAGTATACGTTATCAAAATTAAATATAGAATTTATAAATTTTGAGTCAATAGGAAATTCTTTACCTGCTTCTTTTAGCTGTTTTAAGCATTCTATTGCCATATCCATAGTTTCAGCATTTGGAGTTGTATTCATATAATTCATCATTGTTGTAAATAAAAGCAAAATAGTAATTTCATCTTCACTTAGATATTTTTTTTGTAATTCTTTATTTATTTTTAAGATTAAATGATGATCTTCTTTTTCAGTTGTTACTATTTCATTAACATACTTTTCTATATTTTCTTTCATTCCCATACCTTTTTTGTTCTATAAAATGTTTTATATCTATTGCCTATCTTTTTTTTAGCAAATTGAAATAAATCATTTTGACTTACAGTAGAAAAAGAAAAATTAGATTTCCAATTTTCTCTTTTAAAAGGTATAACTTGAACAATTGGAGTTCCATATGGGATTAAACCAGTAAATCCCTCTTTAATAAAGAATGGAAAATTAACCATAATCGGATGCTTGTCTGTATCTACAATTGCTGGCAATGTATAAAAAGGTAAATCTGGTCTATATGTTGGATGAATAAACATTGTTGAATATCCTGGTGGTGTCTTTATAATCCAAGGTTGAATAAATTTTAAAGCTATATCTTTTCTATATCCGTCTGGAGCATCGTATTCACTAAATTGAACTTTTCCATGGGACTCTATTGCTGTAAGCAAGTCTGTACTCCATTTAATTTCTCCATCTGGCTCAAAGTAAATGTCAGATGGCAATGTAATTGTATATCCAGCAGTCATCATGTCAAAGATTGGCATACAAGCTTTTAAAGTATGATCTGGATTTCCATTATTTCCAACAGAAAACTTTTCACCTGTAAATTTACTTTGTTTTTTATACCATTCTGGAATAAGGCTAGATGTTTTTTGAGGCTTATCAAAAACTTCCGAACTTATTTTGTTTACAGCTATAAATTGAATTTCTTTGCTTTTTCTCACTATATTACCAATCTATTAAATCTTAATGAAGTATAACACATTTACATAAGGAATGTCAATGCCAGAAGAGACTGCGGTGGTGGTATTGCTACTAGCAATAGAGTGAGTATGTGTTGGCTCTGTATGTGATGAACTTCCCTGAAGAGATCTACCACCATGTGCATGACTTACAGAGTTTTCTGAACTATTTGTTGCAACATTGGAAGAGTTTGAAGTATGTGTATGTGCTGCTCCAGCAGCAGTGCCAGTTCCATCAGATTTTGTAAGAGTAGTACCTGCTCCTCCACCTGTTGTAAATGCAGCAACATTAAAATTAGCATAGTGACTATGATTTGCACTCACTGAGCTTGCAAAGCTTCCAGAAAATGTATTATGACTATGTGTTCCAGCCGTAACATTTGTTGTTAAGTTTGTAGCATTCATGCCGCTAACTGTGTGACTATGTGTTACTGCATTTGTTGTATTTGCACTAAAAGATGGAGTGTATATACTTGAAACTGCGGTAGGCTGACCATAAATATATCTTCTAGATGTTCTTAAATCTGGTACTTTAAAGTTTGTATTATTTGTTCCACCGTATATATTTCCTATTACATTATAAAGAGCTTGATACTGAGGATATGTTGAGGCATTTAACACCCTTCCGTCACAAGGAATATATCCAAAAGATATACACTGTAAGTCTGTTGAATAGCTTGTTAGTAGGCTTGCAGCAGAAGCCTTCATCATTAATGCCCCACTTGGAATTTTATTATTTAAAGAAGATGAAGCATCTATTCCTTCTTTTACATTTAAATTTACCATTTTATATAATACCTCATAGAAATTACATTGTCTGGAATGTAGGAGTCAGAAACAGCATTAGTTACCAAAGTTGCTGAGTGTGCATGGCTTGATGCTGCAGAAGACACATTCATATTCATTGTATGACCATGATCGTGTTGTGCTGTATCTAGTCCTGCAGATGACCCCCAAGAGTGAGTGTGTCCATAGATTGCTAGATTTGTTCCTTGTCCAGAACCATTACTTCTATTTGCTAGAGTACTTGAAACATTTATTCCAACACCTGGTGCTGACATATTATGATTATGAGCTTCTGTAGCGTTTTGACTATTGCTTGAAACTGTATGAGTGTGAGCAGCAGTTGTATAAGAACCTGCTAAAACTGCAGAAGAAGTTGCAGTATGAGTATGAGAACTTGATCCGCCATAGGAAATATCATTTCCAACTGTACCGCAAGGAAAGATCCAACTAGCTTGAGCATTTAAATTTGGCAACTTGCAAACAAGACCAGCAGCATCATAGTAAGTTCCTAATACTGAAAATAAAGATGGATATGCCACTTGTGTAATTGTTGAACCATCACAAGATAAAAAACCAGTTGGAGTAGAACTTGAATTTAACATTATAATATCACCTGGAGAATATAAAAATCCTCCAGAGCCATCTATACTAACCCCTTCTGCTACTTTTAAATTTGTCATATCTAATTATACCTTCATGATAAAATTTACATAAAAAATTGATGGGAGGGCTGTGTGAGATACATTTGAAGTTGGAGATGTAGGAGTTGCAGGTGTTGGATGAGAATGGGTATTCCCACTTGTTCCATCTATAGTGGCTCCAGTTTGTGCATTATGCGTGTGTCCTGCATTTGCATTTCCAGTTCCAATACCAGTATTCCCACTAGTGGTCCCACCATGAGTGTGATTTCTTCCAATAACATTAGCCTGTGTTCCATTTGATCTATTTGCAGGTCCTGAATCTCCCCAAGCATTTACATTTATGCCAGCATTTCCACCGTGGCTATGAGCAGAATTGTTTGCACTTTGACCAAAAGTTCCAGTGGTTGCTGTATCTGAAACTGTTGCAGTATTAAAATTTCCAAGAGCATGAGCAAAAGAATGACTATGTATTTGATTGCTACCAACTGAAATATTAGATATTCCACCTGAAATTTTTCCTATTAAATTAGGAGTTCCATTTGTTCCATCACATAATACCCATCCAGATGGTATTTTGTTAGATGGTCCTGCAAATGGTAGTATATGTCCTGTTACTGGTAATACATTTATAAATGAAGTACTTCCACTTTGAATAGTTAAATTTTCTTTTAATTTTAAATTAGCCATTAGATAGATACCGCCGTTTTAACTATTTCAATATTGGTTCCAGATGTTACTGCAACAGTAAGTACAGCATTTGGTGCAGAATAAGATGGGGTAATTGTAACTGTTGGAGCAGTTCCCTGTGTAAGAATTGCATACTCAGTAATTACTGGAGTAGCAGTTCCTCTTGCAAGCATTAATACCTTTGAAACATAATTTCCAGATGCAGTTGATCCATATACAATAAATTCTGCGGAAGAATAAACTGTTGTATCAAATGAAGATGTTGCAGAAGTTGTTCCAGTAGAAACATCTGTATTAACTGTTGATTTAAATGTCATATCTCCGCCAGAGTTTATAACAAGTCTATTTACATTTGATGTTCCAAACTGAATGGATCCACCTTCTACTGCAGTTATTTGAAGTGCACCAGTTCCTCTATGAAGTATTTGCGTATAAGTATTAGAGCCAGTATTCCCTCTAAGGAATCTAGCACCATAGTCTGTGTATGTAGTATCTCCAACTAAATCAATATAAGCATAACCACTGTCAGTTCTTCCACTACCTATATGTAGATTTTGTGATTGAGTAGAAACACTAGAATCTCCAATGTTAATAGATTGAATAAATGTTGGATTGGTATTAAATACTAACAATCCAGATCCAGTTTCATCTGATAATAATGCTGCAAGTTCTGAAGAGTTAGTAAATGAAGATCCACCACCAGAAGCATCTGCCCATTCTAAGGCTGTAGCTCCTGCATTTACAGTAAGAACTTGACCAGCAGTTCCAAGAGTTGTAAGACCAGTTCCACCGTACTGATATCCAATTGTTGATCCAAGCCAAGTTCCAGAAACAACTGTTCCTAAAGTCCAGCCAGCACTTGCAGATAAATATTGTGCTCTTATATAGCCTTCATTATCTGCAATAACTATATTATTACTTGTTGAAAGACCTTCTGATTTACCAATATAAACGTTATACGATCCAGTATTATTGACACCAGCCTCGTATCCGAATGCGGAATTGTAATCTCCAGTGTTTTCCGATAGTGCAAAATAACCTACTGCATAATTCCAGTCTCCAGTATTTCCATAAAGAGCATGTCCAATACTGTAATTATCCGATCCACTATTATTTTCTAAAGCGTAATGACCTATTGCATAATTATAACTTCCAGTATTATT